GTGTTCCGTCTCTCTCCCCGCCGAGCCCAGGAGGATCGGATGACCGTCCGTTCACCCCGGATCGACCTTGCCCTGACGAAATCGATCCGGGACTCCCAATTCCTGACCCGTGACCTCGGGGCTGTCGCGCTGGCCCGGCGCTACGCCGCGCTGATCGAGGATGCCGAGAGGATCGCCCTGGAGCTGGCCGCGATCCGACCCGAGGACGAGGCCCAGGCCGATCAGCTGGCCAGGCTGACGGCGCGGGTCAATGCCCAGGTAGTGGCAGCCGACCTCGGGCCGAAGCTCCTCGCCGCGCTCGCCGCGCTCGGCATGACTCCAGCGGCTCGCGCGTCCGTGACGAAGGGAGGCACCCCCGGTGTCGGAACTCCCAGCGGAGATGCACTCGCCCGTCTCCGAGCCGAGCGAGACAGCGCTACCTCTCGGTAGCGTCCTACCCCGCCTCTATACTCCGCCCCTCATCACCGGGCCACCGGGACCGTGCGGCTGCGGATGCGCGCTCACCGCGGCGACCTCCTACGGGTTCGCGGCCGTGGAATTCGCCGATCAGGTCCTGGGCGAGCCGCTCGATCCGTGGCAGCGGTGGGCAGCGATCCATCTCGGCGAGCTGCTGCCCGACGGCCGCCCGCGATTCCGCCGGATGATGATCCTCGTTGCACGCCAGAACGGCAAGACACACCTTTTGAAAGTGCTTGCCCTGTATTGGCTGTTTGTCGAGAGTGTGCGCCTCGTTGTCGGTATGTCGACGAACCTGGACTACGCCCGGGAGGCGTGGGAGAAGGCCGTCGAGACGGCAGAGACCGTCGAGGCGCTGTCGGTGATGCTGCCGAGCAACGGGGTACGAAGGGCGAACGGCGAGCAGCAGCTGACGACGTCCGAGCGCTGCCGCTACAAGATCGCCGCGAGCACGCGCCGTGGTGGCCGGTCCCTGTCCATCGACCGGCTGATCTCGGACGAGCTGCGCGAGCAGCAGACCTGGGATGCCTACAACGCGGCCTACCCAGCGATGAACGCGAGGCCGTGCGGGCAGGCGATCTTCATTAGCAACCAGGGCGACGACAACTCCATCGTCCTGAACTCGTTGCGGGAGAACGCTCTTACCTGGATCGATCATGGTGAGGGCGACCACCGGCTGGGGCTGATGGAGTGGTCAGGGCAGGAGGGCTGCGAGCTGGACGACCCGGCCGCGATCGCAGCAGCGAATCCTTCCGTCGGCCGACGGATGGACTGGGACACCCTGCTCGGCCCCGCCCGACAGGCCAAGCTCCGGGGTGGGGACGAGGAAGCCGGCTACCGGACCGAGGTGCTGTGCCAGCGGGTCCGGCGCATGAACCCCGCGCTCGACGCGGCGCGGTGGGCGGCGCTCGGTCCGACAGCGGACCGGCCAGCTGTCCCGCTCGACGGCCCGCTCCGGGACCGGCTCGCGCTGGCGTGGGACATCGCACCCGACGGGCTGCACGCGACGCTGTACGGGGCAGCAGTGGACGACGAGGGCATGGTCCACATCGATCCTGTCCGGGCGTGGACCGGACCGAAAGCATCGGCCGAACTCCGGGCGCAGCTCCCGCGGCTCGTGGCGTCCATCCGCCCACGGGTCGTGGGCTGGCTCCCGACCGGCCCCGGAGCATCGCTCGCCGCTGATCTCGCCGAGCGGAAGGGCGTGCGGTCCTGGCCTCCCTACGGCGTCCGGATCGAGGCAGTCAAGAGCGAGATCACACAGGTGTGCATGGGGTTCGCCGAGCTGGTGCGTACCGGCGGTCTCCGGCACTCCGGGGACCCGCTGCTGACCGCTCAGATCGGCTCGGCCGAGCGGGGCAAGCGCGGTGACGGGCGCTGGGTCTTCATCCGGCCCGCGATCGGGTGGGTCGACGCGCTGTACGCCGCGAGCGCCGCGGTGCATCTGGCCCGCACGCTCCCTGCCCGACGGCAGGTCACCGAGGTCCTGACTGTGCCGAGGGCTTGATCGGCCGTAGAATCCGTGGTTATGGGCATCCTGCGATTCCGAAAGCGTCGTAGGAAGCCTGTTGTGCGACCGTCTTCGTCGACTGAGACGTTCTCCTGGGCGCCGGGTCGGCAGCCCTGGCTACCCGGCGGTACCTATGTCGGTACCTCGGGATGGACCAGTCGCGTGACCCGCGAGGAAGCGATTTCTGTGACCGCGGTCAAAAGAGGTAGGGACCTCATTTGCTCGGTCGGCGCGCTGCCGCTGCATCTGCTCGGCCCTGACCGCTCTGTCGCGCGCAGTCCGTTCCTGGAGCAGCTGGACGTCCGTACGGCGAACGTGGTGACCCTCGCACAGACGATGGATGATTTGGTGTTTGAGGCCGTCTCCTGGTGGGAGGTCACGCACCGCGACTGGGCGGGGTTTCCCCGGCACGTCCGGCACCTGGACGTCGAGACCGTGTCGCTGCATCCACCGGCGGGGACCATCATGCAGACCCTGCCGTCCGGCCTGTACCCGGACGGCGCGATCTGGGTCCTGGGTCGGAAGGTCGACCCGGGCAACGTGATCCGGTTCGACTCCCCGAACGATCCGCTGCTCGCCGCCGGATCCAGGGCGATCCGCCGGGCGATCAAGCTGGCGCAGACCTCCGAGATGTACGCCGATGATCCAGAGGCCCGCGCCTACTGGTCCCCGAAGGGCGACGTTGACCCGGGGACCAGTGAAGAGATCACCGGCTATCTCCGGGGATTTCAGGCTGCCCGCCGTGCTGGCGTCGAGGCGTACATCCCGGCTCCCCTGGATCGGAACCTGCCGGTCGGGCCGTCGGCGGTCGATATCCAGCTGGCGCAGCTCCAACAGCGCTCCGACCTGGAGATCGCAAACCTCCTGGGGATCGACCCCGAGGACATCGGGGTGAACACCACAAGCCGGACCTACAACAACGCCACGGACCGGCGCGTGGACCGGCTGAACATGGTGCTGTCGCCGTACATGCGGGCGATCACCGACCGACTGTCCCTGGACGATGTCACCCGGCGGGGGTACCGGATTGAGTTCGACCTGGACGACTACTTGAAGGCGGACCCGTCGACGAGGTGGCAGACCTACGGCATCGCCCTCGACAAGCAGGTCATGTCTGTAGGCGAGGTCCGGGCGAAGGAAGATCTGCCCGATGTTCCCGTCGAACCTGTCCTCCCGGACACCTCTGGAGCTCCCATGCAGAACACCAGCGAGCAGGACCCGAAGCTCGTGCAGCTGGAAGCCGTCCGCGAGCGCGAGATGGTCACCGTGCAGCTCTCCACCGCCGATTTCGCGGCCAGCCGGGACAAGCGCGTCATCAGCGGGACCGTCCTGCCGTTCAATGTCCGGACGTCCGACGGGCGGAAGCTACAGTTTTCCGCTGGCTCTGTGACGTGGGCATCGACGGTGTCACAGGTGAAGCTCGACCGAGAGCACGACCGGAACCAGCTCCTCGGATCGGCAACGAAACTGAGTGCTTCCGAGACCGCGGTCACCGGGACATTCAAGATCGCGAGGACGGACGCCGGTGACGAGGCGCTCACGCTGGCCGAGGACGGCGCGCTGGACGGGCTCTCAGCCGTGGTTGAGATCATCGAAGCTCAGGCCGATCCGAGTGACGACGGCGGCCTGATCATCACGCAGGCTCATATCCGCCGGGTCACGCTCACCAGCGACCCGGCTTTTTCCGACGCCAGAATCACCACCGTGGCCGCGGCAGCGGTCCGACCCGGAAGGACCACCATGCCGAAGGAGATGGAGCAGTTCACCGCTGCCGTCACCGCCTTCACGGACGCCGTGAAGGCCCTCACCGATGCCAAGATTCCGGTCGAGCAGCAGGGGGGCATCACCCTGCGAGCGCAGGTCCGTGAGCCGCTGGTCTACTCCCTGACCGGTCTCGGACCGTCCTTCGTGCGCGACGCCTGGGATTCCCGGCACGCCGGGTACGGTTCCAACCAGTCGGTCGAGGCCCTGGCCCGTCTCCGAAAGTACTCCGAGCAGACCCAAGCTTTCGCGGACGCTGAGGCGGCCCGGATCGTGAGCCTGTCGGACGCGGGCAACACCACCGACCAGGCCGACATCATCCCGCCCGGCTACCGGCCAGACCTCTACGTCGGCCAGATCCCCCAGGGAAGGCCCCTGTTCAACTCCATCGGCACCCGGATCGCGCTCGCGAACGCGACCAGCTTCAAGGTCCCCTACTTCGTCGGGTCGGCTGGCCTGTCCGGCCTCAACAGTGAGGGAACCGGGCCCTCGACCGGGACGATCACGGACCATGATTACCGGACCGTCGAACCGACAGCGCAGTCCGGGGAGTTCGTGGTGACCCGGGAACTCATGGACTCCTCGAACCCCGCGATCGACGTGATCGCGCTGAACGCCATGAGGGAGGAATACTCCCAGGACACCGAGGCGCTGATCGCGGCGCACATCGCGGACTACACCGACGACGGATCACCGGCTCACCTGACGTCGGCGACCTCGGGCGAGGGCTGCTACGTCTACACCGTGACCGGCACCGGAAACGACCTGTACCTCGACGGGATCCGTTTCCTGGAGGGGGAATTCCCCTCGCACCGGTTCATGGTCCCGGACCGAATGCTCGCCAGCCCCACCGGCTACAGCGCGCTCCTGCGCGCCATCGACGACGTGGGCAGGCCGATGTTTCCGTTCTCGAACCCGAGCAACGCCGGTGGGACCGTCGGCCGCGCCGCGGGCAGCCTGAACGTCGACGGGATGCTCGTGCCGCAGGCATGGTCAATGACGTCAACCTATGACGACATCTTGGTGTTCTCCTCGCCCGACATCCTCGTCGGGGAAAGCCCCCTGATGACGTTCCGGTTCGAGGAAAAGGGCGGCCCGGAGAACATCTTCCTGAACATCTGGACCTACTTCTGCGTGCAGATCCTGCGCCCGGCCGGCATCCACGCCATCAACTACACGGCCGCCTGATCGTCCACCTGATCTGAGAGGAACTGGGCAATGTCCTACGCAACCCGTGCCCGCACCGATGTCGTCGGTGTGTTCGTCCCCCGCACCGCCGCGCTCCCCCCCGTGGGGGCAGCTACCGATGACCTGTTCTCCGTCACTGGTGAAGTTCTCATCACATCGTTTTTCGGCCGGTGCACGGCGGCCCTGCCCGCCGAGTCTCTGGACTACAAGCTCGATTTCGATCCGGACGACGCCGGGGCTGACGTGGTGATGGGGACGGCGCTCGCGTTCGACTCCATGGCAACCGGCACGTGGGTGGTTCTGAACGCGACGACCGGCGGGGTCCTCGTTGCCGACGTCGACATGTCCGACGGCGTCCTCCTGGCGGCCCCCCTCGCCCTGACCGACGGCGACATCAAGATCACCGAAGCGGGGGGCGGCGGAACCCTCGGCACCACTGCTCGCCTGGAGTGGGGCCTGACCTACGTGCCGCTGTCCGCCGACGGCGCGGTCGTCGCCGTCTGACCGAGCCCGGCTCCCCCTGGTTGGCTGATCACGCCAGGGGGAGCCGGAACCACCACGATAGGAGGTACCGGTGCCCGCGCGGATGCTGGAGCTCCCCGACGTCACCGACGTCGGTGACACCTACCGGTGCGTCCTGTGCGTCACCGACCTGGAGGGCGTGCAGGCCGCGGCCGACAGCGTGACGGTGACCGTCACGCTGCCCTCCGGCAGTACGGCGGCCGGTACCGCCACGGCAATGGACATCCTCGGTGTCTACGTCGTGGAGCACGACGTGACGGAGGTCGGCAGGCATCAGGTCGCCGTCGCCATCGTGTCGACGGCATTCGGTAACGACGTGATCAGCTGGTGCCTCACGGCACGGGCAACCACCGGTGTCCCCCCGGACATGTCCGCGGTGCGGTCGTACCTGGGAGACATCTCCGCCACGGACGAGGAGATCGCAGATGCACTTGAGGCAGAGCAAGCGTCGCAGGCCCGCGCCTGCACCGTCCCCGCCGAGTACCCCCCGGACCTCGCGCAAGCGCTCAAGCGGCGAGTCGCGCGCAACCTCGCCGCGCGAGGCGTGCCGCTCGTGAACATCACGTCCTTCGATGGCGGCGGCGGCAGCAGCAGCACGCGGGTCCCGTGGCGTGACGCCGAGATCGCGCGGCTGGAGGGCGCATTCCGACGGTGGACGATCGCGTGACGACGCTCGCACTGGCCCGTGAGCGACTCGCGGCCACGCTGAACGAGGCCCTGCCGGATCTCAACGTCCGTCCCCGAGGAGTCGTCAAGATCCCACGGCAGGGCGACGGGTGGGTCACGGTCACCCGCATCGTCCCGGAGGACTACACCCGGTGCCGTGTTGTGCTCACCGCGGTCGTAATCCTGGGATCCGACTCGGATCTGGCCGATCAGCTCCTGGACACCTGGGGCGTTCTGGCCGTCGACGCCACCACTCAGTCGATGCCGACCATCGACGTCGTCCTGGAGCCGGTCTCGCTACAGGTTGAAACCGGCACCATGTACGGGCTCACGATCACGACCAGCACGGAGGTAGAGCCATGAGTGTCATCATCGGCAGCAGGAAGACCGAGTTGTACATCGATTCGGTGAACGTCACCGAGGAGGTCTCCAGCGTGATCCTGGCCAGCGCAGAGACCGAGTCCACCTTCGTGTCCTTCGCTGAGGCGCTGGCAGGCGGAGGACGGGACTACATCCTCAAGATCAAGCTCCGGCAGGACACCGACACGACGTCCCTCTGGTACGTCCTCTGGGACGCGGCCGGAGATGACCTGACGTACGAGTTCTGGCCGAACGGTGGATCACCAACACCGTCCGAGAGCTCGCCGCAGTTCTCCGGAACCGTGACCATCTCCGAGCCGAACGGTGACCTCCTCGGAGGAGAAGCGAACGTCTCCCCGAGGATTGTGCAGATCGCCGAAGTCGAGTGGAAGTGCACCGACAAGCCGACCCTGACCACGGTCTGATCGTGGCGTCCGGTGGTGTGCGGGTTGAGGGGCTGAACAAGACTGTGAGGGCCTTGGAGAAGTTCGGCGCCGATGTCGCCGACTTGAAGGGAACGTTTTCGGAGATCGCCGCTGAGGGCGCACGGCTCGCCTCCTCCTACGCTCCCCGCCGGACCGGACGATTGGCCGCCACGATCCGAGGGAACAAATCCAAGAACAAGGCCGTGGTCACCGCGGGACGTGCCCGGGTGCCCTACGCGGCCCCCATCAACTACGGGTGGCCCCGACGGCACATCCGGCCAGCTCTGTTCATGCAGCGGGCCGACGCCCAGCTGGCGCCACGGGCAGTGACGATGATGGAAGCTGGCCTCGACGAGGCAGCGAGAAAGGCGGGACTGTGAACGACGACACCCAGGACCAGGCTGACGACCCCGTCATACGACAGCTCGTGCGGTCGATGAACGGGTACGAAGAAATCGCCATCGCAAAAGCCTTCAAGCAGCCGTTCGAGGACCTCGCCGGGATGATGGCTCTGCGCTCGCTGATCTTCATGACCGAGCGCCGGAGCGTACCGACTACGCCCGGAGCGCATCAGATCTCCGACCGAGACGCCTATCAGGCAGCAATGATGCTCACCGTTGCCGAGGTCGAAGAGTGGATCAAGACCATGACGTCCCTGTCGGACGCCGAGGGAAACTGACCGCGCTCGCCGCAGAAGACACTGCGTATGCGAGCTTCGTCGTCAGGACCGGTCTTCCCTTCACCCCTGACCAGTACCTGTCCCTGACCAGGGGCCAGCGGTCAGCCATCGTCGAAGAGGTAAACAGGTCACGGAGGAGGTGACGAATGGGCAGCACGGTAAAAATCGCGTTCCTCGCCGACGTGGGGAAAGCACAGAAGTCTGTAAAAGATCTTGGCGGGACCGTCGAGAAAACCGGCGCTGGCATCGAATCCAGTAGCAAGAAGACCTCGAAGGGCCTCGATTCCGTCGCTGTCTCGGCGATTGCCCTCGATTCCGCCGCCGGTCTCGCCGGTGACGCCCTCTCGTCCATCGACCAGATCCAGAACGGCGCCCGGAACGAAGCGAACCGGCTCGCCCGTGCGCAGCTGGACGTCGAGCAGGCGATGGCCGACGGCGAGCAGGCGGCGATCGACCTACGGCAGGCCACCGAGGACCTGAAGCAGGCACAGATCGACAGCAAGCAGGCCGCGGTCGATATCGAACAGGCACAGATCGACGCCACCCAGGCGACCCTTGACGTCACCACGGCGCAGCAGGACTACAAGAAGGCCATCACGGAGTCCGGTGCCGGATCCGCCGAGGCCCGGCAGGCCGCGATCGATGTCAAGCAGGCCCAGGCCGACCAGAAGCAGGCGACCGTCGACCTCACCCAGGCCCAGGCCGACCAGCGGCAGTCCACCCTCGACGCTTCCCAGGCCCAGGCCGACAGCAAGCAGGCCACGATCGACGCGAAGGACGCGACGCTCACCCTCGCTGAGGCCCAGCGCGCCGTCGACCCGTCCATGGTCCAGCAGGCCATGCGCGTGATCGAGATGGGCATCCCGATCCTGGCGTCCGCGACGCTCGCCACGCAGGCGCTCTCTGCAGCTGGCATCCGGGCCACGGTTTCCACGGTGGCGCACAAGGTCGCCACGGCAGCCAGCACGGCAGCCACCGCGGCAGCCACCGCTGCGCAGTGGGCCCTCAACGTCGCGTTGAGCGCGAACCCCATTGGTTTGGTCATCGCCGCGGTCATCGCGCTCGTCGCGGTAACCGTCCTGGCGTGGCAGCGGTCTCAGACGTTCCGGGCTGTCGTGACAACGGCCTGGAACGCCGTATGGGGAGTCGTCCGGGGCTTCACCGGCTGGTTGACCAGCGCGGTCCCGGCTGCCACTGGCACCGTGCAACGCGCGTTCGCCGGAGCGATCAACACGGTAAAGGCCAAGTTCCGGGGCCTTGACCAAGCGGTCCGGGAAATCCCTCAGAGGATCAAGGCGGCGTTTTCTGGTGCCAAGAGCTGGCTCGTCGCCGCTGGCCGGGACGTCATTGCCGGACTCATTGCCGGGATCAAATCGAAGGTCGGACAGGTGCAGTCCTCCCTCGAAGACCTGACCGGCAAGATCGCCTCGTGGAAGGGACCACCGGCCCGGGACCGGCGCCTGCTGGAGTTCTCCGGGCGGACGGTGATCGGCGGTTTCCTGAGGGGTCTGGAGTCGGAGTATTCCGAGGTCCAGTCCTCCCTCAGCCAGTTCACCGACTCCCTGAGCGGCAGCGCCGACGTCTCCGGAACGATCGAGGTCCCGCGCTTCGCCGGCCCCACCGCCGGTACTACCGATCGGCTCGTCCTGGAGCTGGCCAGCGGGACCACTGGCGACCAGCTGATGGATGCGATCTGGGACGCGCTACGCCGCAGGATCCGGATCGTCGGCCGCGGTAACGTCCAGATCGCTCTGGGGAGGTAATTCCCGTGGTCCTGCGCTACACCTGGGCCGACTCGGACACGCCCGTCGCCCTGGAGTTGTACTACTCCGGAGGATGGCAGGACGTCACCGCCTACCTCTCCAGCGAGGGATGGTCCATCACCCGCGGCCTGACCGGTGAGGGGTCCACTGCCGCGCCGCAGGAACTCAAGGCCACCTTGGCGAACGAAGATGGCCGGTTCTCGACCACGCATCCCGAGTCCCCGTTGTACGGCCTCGCCGGACGGGCTACCCCCGTCAGGCTGAGGATCTACACCGACAGCACGTGGCACACGCGCTTCGTCGGTGAGGTTGAGGAGTGGGCCCCGTCCTGGGGGCTGAAGGGCGCGCCCTCGTCGGTGATGAGGATCACGGCCTCAGGGATCACCCGTCGTCTCGGCGACAGCGGCGACGCGACCAGGTCCCCCCTGTACCGGGGTCTCGCGGCCGCCGATGCTCACCTGATCGCCTACTGGCCTTTGGAGGACGGAGCCCAGGCCACCCAGTGGACCTGCGAGCGCGGCGGGTCCCCCGGCCAGATCACCGGGGCCCCGGCCCCCACCGCCGAGGACGGGTTCTGGTGCTCGGATCCCGTGACGACCATCGGCACCGCGCGGTGCCGGTTCGTCCTCCCCGAGTACACCGACACGGGGGAGTGGCAGATCAGGGTCCTTCTCTATGTCGCGCAGGCGATCCCGACCGGCTCGACGCTGCTGTCAGTGGATTGTCCCGGAGGCAGCATCACGTCCGTCGGCATCGTCTACGACTCCGCTGCCGGTGGCGCGCTGGCCTCGACCGTCACCTACTCCAACGGCACGAGCAACACCCACGGGTCCATCGCTCACGCAGTGGATGGCAGGTACGTCCTGGTGTCCCTGGAGGTCGAGCAGGACGGAGCCGATGTCGGGATCCGGATCTCGACCCTGGAGCAGGGGCAGACCATCGGGATTACCGATCTGAAGACCGAGAGCGCGCAGACCATCGGCCGAGCACGGCGAGTGATCATCAACCCGTGGCGCCGGGCCCTGTACTACCTGGCGACCGGTCACCTGCAGGCGATGGACGCGATCACGAGCCTGTTCGACTTCTACTGGGAGCTGAACGCCTGGTCGGGGGAGCCTGCCGCCCATCGGATCTCCCGGCTCGCTGCCGAGGCAGGCACTACGGCCAGCATCGTCGGCGACGACGGCACCTCGCAGCGTCTCGGACGGCAAGGCCGGGCCTCGATCCTCGACCTCATTCAGGAGGCAGCCGAGGTCGGGCGAGGCATCCTGTACGAGGACCGCACCGACGGCCTCATTGCGTACCGGGCGCTCGCCGGGCTGGTGAACCAGGACCCGGCCGCGACCATCGCATACACGGACAACCTGATCATCCCGTTTACCCCCACAGTGGATGACCGGTACACGGTGAACCGCTACTCGGTAACCCGTCAGGGAGGAGCGACGGCGACCGTCGAGGACTCGACCTCGCTGATGGGGTCTCAGCCTCCCCCGGACGGCGTCGGCCTACGGCCCCTATCCGTCACACGGTCTCTTGCCGTGGACGCTCAGGCCCTCGACCAAGCCGGGTGGACCGTCAGCCTCGGGACCGTCCCCGGCGCCCGGTGGCCCGCGCTCGGCCTCAACCTCGCGCACCCCGTCTTCCTGGGATCGGCGAGCCTGACGGCCGATGTCCTCTCCCTGGACGTGGGCGACCGCTTGGACATCACGTCCCCCCCGGCCTGGCTGTCCCCCGACGCCGTCTCCGGCCTCGTCCTGGGCTACACCGAGACCGTGAACGTCGAGGACTACCAGATCGTCCTCGTGCTCGCCCCGTATGAGCCCTACCGGGTGGCCGTCGCCACCACCGGAGGAGCGGACGGATCCCGGTGGACCAACGGCACCACCGTCACCACGGAGGCCCTCGACAGCACGGAGACCGGGGTCGACATCACCTCGACCCGGCCTCCGTATTGGACCCACGATGGGGACTACGACCTACGGATCGGCGGCGAGGTCATGACCGTCACCGCCGTCACCGGCGCCGGACCGGCACAGACCATGACCGTGGTCAGGTCGGTCAACGGCGTCGTCAAGACCCATGCGTCCGGCGCTCGCGTTGAGCTGGCCGAACCCCAACATTGGGGACTCGGACAATAGGCGTCACGCGAAACGCGAAACAGTTTCGCGTCACGCGAAACGCGAAAGGAGCGTCATGCCCATTGCAGCCGGTGGACGGTTCGATGCGTCCGACGTGGTCGTTCCCGACCCCGTGGTCGGAGCTGGTGCCAGCACAAATGTGATCGTGGCCACGTCGTGGGCCGTCCTGCCCACGAATCCGGCGGCCGTGAGCATCACGAACCCACACGCGACGGCTGACCTATTGGCTCTGGTGGCCTACACAGCGTGGGTCAAATCAGCTACCACGGGGTGGGTCCAGGCCGGTTTCGAACTCACGGGGGATACGACCATGGCCGCTCCGGGGCCGGGCGACGGGATCGGGGACATCATCGCTGCCTACGCATCGATGCCCTGGGTCAAAACGTCAGGTATGGTTCCGGTCGTGCTGTCGCCCGGCACGACTACGGCCGAGATGGTCGCCCGGAGCAGCGGAACTGGGACCCAAAACGTGGACTACCCCGTGATCCGGATTATTCCGCTGCGGAACATTTAATGCCGACAGGAGACAGGAATGAACTTCACAGACTTTTACGGCCAAATTGCCTACGAGAGCTACTGCCTCGCCACCGGGGGAAAGTCGCTCGTCACCGGTGAGCAGCTTCCCTCGTGGGAAGACCAGTCACCGGAGATCCAGAGCGCTTGGCACGCCGCCGGGGCGGCGGCTGGCGAAGCCTACTTGGCAGCTCACAAGTAAGATATCCTCTGGTCGAGGACAGCTTCCCAGTGTGAGTACGTGGGATCCCCCCCCTGGGCTCCCCGTCCGTAGCCGGCCTGCGGGCCCTCATGTCCCCCTACCCCCGGGGGACGTGCGATGCCCCCTTCCAGTCCCCGTCTGGAAGGGGGCATTTAGTCTCTCGTGGGAGTAGTTCGTATGTTTTACCCTTACCAATTTCCGCTGGCCCATAGGCAAACTGCTATTAGAAGCCATACGAGCACATATAGCGCAAGAAGAATTCCCATCAGTCGTCCGAGTCGCGATCAGTGATCCATTTCTCTAGGACTTCGTTGAGCAGCAGGTTAACCGACATGTCGCGATCAGCTGCTGCCTGCACAAGGTATGCCTTGATCTGCGATGTGGTGTACAGCCCGATCCGGGCGTCCGCCGGGCGACGGATGGTTCTGTAGGTCGTCATGTAGGTGACGCTACCAGTGTCACGACAGAAAGTCACATGTTATGTTGTGCGTGGCAGAACGAGCGGTGCCCGCCCCCTGCCAGGGACGGACACCAGGCACAACATGAGATAGGACGAATGTTACATGTCCGTAGAAAGCATTGCAAAGGTTCTAAATCAATCCCTGGCCAGAGGTACGGACAAGCTGGTCCTGATCGGGATCGCAAACCACGATGGGGACGGCGGAGCATGGCCGTCACTGGAGACCCTCGCACGGTACGCGAACGTCGACATCCGGACTGTGCAGCGCTCCCTACGGCGTCTGGAGACCATGGGAGAACTCACCACCTACCTCCAGGACGGCGGAACGACCCGCACACCGAACGACCGGCGCCCGAATCGATACGAAATACACGTCACCCCGCGGGGTGACGTGGACGTCACCCCGTCACACGAACGGGGTGACGTGGACGTCACCCCCGGGGTGACGTCCACGTCACCCCGCGGGGTGACGTCCACGTCACCCGAACCGTCCTTAGAACCATCCATTAACCCCCCCCTACCCCCCATGATCGACGTCACCACACCTGCCCCTCGGACAGAGCGGGGGAGGGAAGAAACAGGACTGGACAACGCCCGGCGAGCGCTGGCACGGATCCACGGCGAGACACCGTTCCCCGAGGGCATCACCGAGGAAGAGCTGCTGGACGAGTTCACCAGAATCGGCCGGGGCAACACCTGGACCGGCTACCTCGCGGCCAAACCAGCATGGGAGCGCTCGTGGGACGGCGTCCGGGACCCAGCTGCGGTACTCAGGGCACGGCTCAAGGACACTCACATTGTCCCGATTTCTCCTCCTGCGGTCACGACGAACGAAGACCATGGACCCATGGGAGACACGCTCCAGGGGACTGCCGCGTGCAGAAGAGCGGTCCTAGCAGCGCGGCTCGCTAGGAAACCCTGATCACAGCTCAATCGAACAAATTCAAGGAAAACGGAGGAAAATGACATGAATCGTCTCTTCACAAATCGTGTGTTCCTACAGATTGCCTTTCTTATCGTCGCCCTGCTCGTGGCTGCCCTGGTCCTTGCTGGCTGCGGATCCGGTCCCTCGGTCGCCCCTGTGGCGACCCCTGACGCCGACGACTGCAAACGGTCCTTCATCGCTGCGCTCACGGGGGCACTCGCCGAGGCCGAGAGCAGGTCCGAGTTCGAATCGTCGATGAAGGCTCTTCGACCGGAAGGATTCCCGACCTGTACCGGGCTGCCCGAAGCTCAGAAGGTCGTGATCCGAGAGCAGGCCGTGGCCGCTATCACCCCTCTCATGGTGGTCAAGGTTGACGAATGGGAATAATGTCCGTAATGCCCAGTGCCGCTGATCTTGTAAAAAACCGGGCATGACCAGGGAAAACATCGGAATCAGACTGGAGAAAACATCAACATGTCTGAGATGGAAGAACGGCTCTGCGGACTACCGCAACCATGGGAGCTGGTCGCTGAAGCCGAGTGCCACGCCGGACCGGAAAGGTTCTCGATGATCGACAGCGACAACTTCGACCCTGAGGACGACGAGCTGGACGCGCTCGTTGAGGAATCAGCGAGTAAGCCGCTGCCACTGCAAGAGACCATGATCCCCTACAGAGCGCATATCGGCGCGATGATCTTTATCGGCGGACGCGCTGTCGAGGTCGTCATGGTTCGTCCACGCACGATCCGGGATCTCGATATTGATCTGTACGGGCATCACCTGCGTGGACACGAGGGATCCATCGGCACGATCATCACCTACATCGAGTCGGACCATGGGTCTGCCGGCCCGACCCCGGACCATGGGTCTGCCGGCCCGACCCCGGACCATGGGTCTGCCGGCCCGACCCCGGACCATGGGTCTGCCG